GTCTGAGCCTACTGTAAAGGCGGTTAGCGAGTTATAGATTGCCGCTGTAAGTACGTCGCCTGTGGTGACTGGAAAGGTTGCCATGTTGCTCCTAGTAGCTCAATGTAGATTGTCCGATTATACCGTATGTGCTGCTCCCAATGATGAAAGCATCGAGGATAGGCTCAAGAGTTGTGATCGAGACTGTCATCTTGTTTGGTGTTATGTCCCATGCAAAGCCTTGTGCTTGCAGGGTTTTCACAATCGTTGATCCTTCTTGGGTCACGTTTGTAATCTGTAGGTTGTCGAAGTAGTCCAAGCCAATCATTGTGTCGGTTGGTACTGCTGGGTCTAGCAAGTCCACAGTCATCTCGTCAATGCGGATAGTGGTCTCTTTGCGAGTATTGACGTAGTTGCCAGCAATGCCAGCAACGATGGTATCTGTCTCAGCAATGAGGTTCTCTTGAGTCAAGCCATGAGGGAAATACTTATCGATAGAAGTCTGAGAAATAACGTTTTGGGCTGTACCGCCTACGCGGTTGAACTTCACGTCATTGATAATGAGCTTGTCATCGAAGGCATACTTGACTGAGCGGTAAGGGATACCTGTGGTCTGATTGAACTCTGTGGGAGTAGCAGCAAGGGTTGAAGCGACCTCAGAGCGAGACTTGAAGATTGCTGTGCCGTCTGGCGACATATAGAACGCGCCAAGTCCTTCTGAGAACTCTGCGTTCTTAACCGCTTCTAGGGTTGTGCGAATAGTTGCAGGATCAGCAACGCAGGTGGTTACACCTGTGGCGATGGTGCGCATAGAGGAAGGCCATTGCACGTCATCGAGAATCTTGCCGATGCGTGTGCCAGTTGTCTGGCCAGCAGGAGTGTCTGCAATAGTTCCCACGTTAGCCATCTGCAAGAGGCGAAAGCCGTCTGTGCAGAGAATATCGACGTAGGCAGTTTCCTGACCTTGAGGAAAGAAATAGCGGTAGTCATTTACATACCCGCTGAATAAGAAGTGTTCTGCTGTCGCCGTTGTTGCTGAGATGCGTAGCTTACGCAATGGCACTAGATAGCCGTAGTAGGGCGATGAAGGGTTCTGTGGGTTGAAGTAACCCAATGGGTCTAGGACTCTCACAATGGCTGTTCCAGCCTCGTAGGTGTCCTTCATGATATTTCGACCACGACGAATTGAAATAGAGTAAACGTCTGGCGTTAAATCAACTGTAGGGATAACTACGTCAGATGAGCCGAAGCGATTAACGCCAATCACGCCGTTGTCTGGAGACCCGATGACGAACCCCGCCGAAAAGGTTGCACCGCCCGAGAAGTCAAAGCTGACTGCTATCTGTGCAGGTAATGCCATTACTCAAAGCCGCCTGTGCGTCGATTGATGTAGGTCTGGTTTCCAGATGAAAGAGAACTCTGTTGGAGGTTGTTAGCGATTGCTCGGCTTACGTCATCGTTAGCGTTGAGAGTAAGTTCTACCTTGACGTTCGCGTTAGGGTTGTAGTTCAGACCTGTTAATACGTTGTAGCTAATCATTCCGTCAGAAGGCAATGTAGGCACGTTGGTGCTTGGTACTGCTGGCGTAGTTGATGATCCTGTGCTTGGTGCGCTGGGGACTGGGCTATTGGTTACAAGGGCGGCAGCCTTGCCAGCCAAGTAACTGAGGTAAGCATCTAGATACTCAAAAGGATTCTTAGCGTTAGGCAGAGCGGCAAGGAACTTGGCAAGGTTGCCTGAAGCATCTTGAGCAGCAAGAATCTGGTTGGTTAGCTTTGTCGCTACTGCTTCGTTTCCGTTAAGCAAAGCAAGTTGAGCCTCGACTCGCAACTTCTCATTCTCTGACAATTTACCCTTAAGGGCTGCGACAAGTTGAATCTGCTCAAGGTCAAAGACTGTGCCAGCCTTCTTAAGAGCGGCTTGCTTCTTCAATTCTGCTGTGTTCTTTGCTGTTGCCTTTACTAGATCAGCAGCGCGTTTCTTAGCTGCCGCTTCTGCTGCCTTTTCTGCTGCGGTCTGTTTAGCAGAGCCAGGGATATTAACGTTGCCCCAGACTTTCATGTAATCGCGCTTTAGGCGACGATTAAATTCTTCCACCTGGACATCTTGAATGTTCTTTTTGAAATCGCCAAGGCTACTGTTGAGGATAGTCTTAAGAATCTTCCAGCCTTCGATGAAGTTATCAAGGCGAGCAATTGCAAAATCTGTTGCTGAGGCAATCTTGTTAATCAAGTCCTCTACGTTCTGTGCGCCACTTACCGCCATGGCTAGGTCAAGAATTCCCTGACCAATCTTCTCCTGGGCTTCACCAGCGGCAACGCTAAGTAGTCCTATCTTTCCTGCATAGGTTTCAAGGTAGGCAGCGTTAGCACCAGAGAACTGCTTATTGAGCTTCTCTGAGATGTCTGCGAATGAAGCAGTCTTAAGTTGAGCCTGTGATAGACCGAGGTTGTATTTCTTTAACCCTCTAGTATTGCCTACATAAGCGTTTGCTAAATCTTGCGCCACAGTCTCAAGCGCAATCCCGCTACCCGCTGACACGTCAATTGCTTGCTGTAGAGCCTTTTGGCTTGCTGTGACTGATCCTGTAGTTGTAATCAAAGCCTGAAACGCTGGACGAAGTTGGTCGTCTGCTACGCCTGAGACTCTGGAAAGGTTGTCGATGTATCGATTGATAGAAGGCGCAGATAATTCTAGACCAAGGTTCTTAACCGCTGTGTTTAACTTAGTGACGGCTTTTTCATCTTCGATGAACGCCTTGACCGAAGCCTTGCCGAAAGCGGTAATCTTCTGCACAGCAAAGACTGCGATGAGTTGTTTGCCAAGTTTGCCAACGGCTTTCTCTAGCCCTGTGGTTGCCTTGTCAGCTTCCTTGAATGCCTTCTTACCCTTAAACTCGGCGGCTAAGTCAATTCTTAAATCTGCCATTAGACCTTATCCTTCATCGAGTCGAACTTATCTTTAGCTTTAAAGATTGCCTTAACGACACCATCTTGAGCCTTGCCACGATCTTCTTCAAAGGCTCTAAAGATTGCGCGTCCAGTCATCTTCTGACCTACGCCCTTTAACTGTCCATTCAACTTAGGAGTGAAGTTGCCAGTTACGCCTGACTTACGTCCTGCGGTTTCATAGATAGCACCAGCAGCGGACTTGTTAAAGATAGAAGCCAAAGCCTGAAAGCCATTGCGGTTGGGCTTGCTAGGTGATGACTTGAAAGTAATTCCCTTACGGGCTATGCCTTGGTCATAGTAACGAGTAGCCCAACGACCACCAGCGTTAGGACGCTTTAACCAGCCAGAAGGTGCTTGCTCGTTAGTAGGTAGGAAGCCTCGCGCCTGAGTAACTACTGGCTTGAGAAACGAAGCAATTTCTTTGCTGGTTTCCTTTGCCAATGTAGGCTCAACAATAGCCAAGGCTTTTCTAAGAGCGACCGCGCCTTGCAACTTTACTGGCATCGCTCCGCTCCTTCGCTATGTCCTTAAGGACTTCTACATGTGCTTTGAAAGCCATCGAAGATAGTTCAACGATGGTGTTGAAAGGAACTCCATACTCGTAGCTCAAGCGAGCTGCGGTATAGGTGATGGAGTTCCGATCTACCCTAAAGGGTCAGACTCTAAGACCTCAACTGACTTGAGTGTCTCAAGGAATGATTCCCCAAAGGGTTTGACCGCTTCACCTGAGCGACGGATTGCTTCCCAGCATAGCCAGTAAACGTCCGATTGCTTCTGATCTTCGATAAGAGCTTTGTGAAAGCCCTTCTTGGCGTATTGCTCGAAGGCGTACTCAATCAACGGAGTAATCTCGTACTCTGTTACTGAGTTGTCAGCCCTTGTTACCTTTAGCTTTGCCATGTTAGCCCCTTTGTTAGTTTATTAAGCTGTTGCTACAGCGATTGTACCTGAGACGTTCCAAGTTACTGACTGTGTGCCAATGTCACCAACTGCGCCGTTAATATCGGTTGTGTTGTTTACAAGTGCTGTCATTGTGTAAGAAGGGTTTGTCGCTGATACTGCGCCAGAAGTCTGCTTGACTACTACTGTGACGTTTGTTCCCCATGCTGCTTGTAGAGTCTGGAGTACTTCGCCTGTAGCTGTGTCGTTAAGGAAGTCAAGAGTGATAGAAGATGCTTCTAGTCCCTTAACGTACTTGTGACCTGAGTCACCCATCGCCGTGACCTCTAATTCGTCGAATGTTCTGTTCAGAGTAATACTCGTAACGTGGTCAGAGAGATCAACTGAGTTCACAGTTACGGATACGCCATTATTTAAGAAAACTGCCATTTCAGTTATTCCTCATCTTTCTTTGTTGGTTTCGCTGGTGCGGGTGTT